TCAAGGCTCAGATGGCGATGTCATCAGGCACGGGCCAAATTGATTCTTCTGTTGATTCTAGAAAGTACCAGATTCTCGAACGCTATGCACGGATCGACGTAGACGGCAGCGGGATATCTAGCGAAATCATCCTTTGGGTACACGCAGCTACTGGGGAACTTTTACGTGCAACCTACCTCCACCGCGTCATGCGTGCAGGACTTCGCCCATTCTTTAAGATCGACTTCCATCAGCGAGAAGGTCAGGACTACGGCGTCGGCCTTCCTGAGCTCATGTACTCAGTCGCGCGCGAGATTGATGCGATTCACAACATGCGTATGGACTTCGGCCTTATCTCAAGTATTCCATTCGGCTTCTACAGGGCTACCAGCTCTCTAAAAGATGAGAGATTTCCTTTAGAACCTGGCGCCATGATTCCACTTAACGACCCACAAAACGATGTGTACTTTCCACAGATAGGCCAGCGCTCAGGCTTTCTTCAGAACGAAGAGCTCATGCTGTACCAAACACAAGAGCGTATGACGTCGATTAGTGATCTTAGTCTTGGCGTCATCGGTGGGCAAGGTGCCGCGCGTACAGCTACGGGCGCACGAGCTCTGCTTGGTGAGAGTAATGCAAACCTTGACGTCTACTTACGTCGTATGAATAGGGGCTGGCGCAGTGCTTTACAGTATACTTTTAAGCTTTTACAGGAACGTCTGCCAGCAGGCTTTCAGTTTCGTATTCTTGGTGATGATGGCTCCCAGTTTTGGGAAACAGTTAGAACCAAAGCCGAAATTAGCGGTGATTACGATTTCGAGCTTGAGGCTAACTCAGCTAACTCTAATAAAGCGATCTCGATAGAGCAGGCGAACAACACGTTTGCTACTGTCATGAACCCACTGCTCATTCAGCTTGGTATCGTAACCCCAATAGAGATTTACAACGCGCTTAAAGATAAGCTCAAGAGCGAAGGCGTTAAGGACTTCTCGAAGTACGCGCGTAAGCCACAAGGACAGACGCGACTCTATACACCAGAGGAAATTGCTAACGGTACACTAGCTGGGATTGAGATTCAGTTAGGCCCGGAGCAAGATCTTCAAGGCTTCCTTGATTACTTCAATCACATCGTAGATAGCGATGAGCTCTTAGGTCAGTTTAGTAATGAGCAGACTATTAAGCTAGCAAAGAAAGCACAAGAAGCAGCAGCTATGCTCCAAGCTTTACAGCAGCAGCAAGCGCAGCAAGCTAACCAACAGCAGATGCAGACGAACGCGTCTATGGCTAGCTCGCCGACTGGCGCAAGTGCTGGCCAGGCAGCCGCAGCGCCACAAGATACAGGCGGTGGAGCACAGTGAACAACATAACGACAATGCAATTAACTAAAAAAGCCTCGCTCTCTTTGGACGAAGCAGACCTTGTACAGGAGCTACTCGCTTCGCGTGACGCTTATAAGTCATACTTAAAAGTAGTCCGAAAAATGGTCGAGAACATGGAGAGCGAGGTTGTTTCAATGTCAAGCGGCCAAGGAGCAGAGGCTTTGTTCTACGCAAAGTTAAGAGCTGAGGGAGCTCGCAAGCTCTATCGTGAGCTCGAGGATTTAGGCGCTAAAAAGGCGTGATATACTATTAGTAACCTACTAATAATAGTAGGAAAAATCGGTTAGTCGCGTAACGACTGGAGAGACTAGTATGCCACCAGAAGAAGAAGTACAGGAAAGTGCTTTGGATGCCTCAGGTAATGAGGCTAACGAGGAAGCTACCCCAAAAGAAGATCTCATTAAGAACATGAAGGCAGAGTTCGCTAGGAAGACTAGCAACATCGAAGCCCAGCAGGCCGAGACACAGCGCCAGCTGCAGGAAATCCTGGAACAGGTGCAGAAGTCGATGCAGCCAGCTAAAGAGCCAAAGAAATCGGCTCGTGAGCTGGTGTTCGATGACCCTGAAGAGTTTGTTAGAAGCACCGTTGAGAGAGCGGCAATTGAAGCCGACGAGCGTGTAACAAAGAAGTTCGAAGCTTCCCAGGCCATGCAGAATGCTGTTAGTTCACTTTCACAACAGTATCCAGAATTCTCACAAGACGGTAGCGAGGCAACAGCCCTAGCAGTCCAGAAAGCAGCCAAGCTTCCAGCTAAACTTAAGGGAACAGCTGAAGGTGCACGACTTGTCATGCTGGAAACAGCAGCCGAGCTAGGCCTCGTCATGAGCAGTCGTCGTAAGAAGGCTTCAGATGACAGTGAACCCGTAGCTGGCAGCCGTAACACGGCCACCTCGACAGCTAAAAAAGCGCCGCAAGGCAAGGTTGACGAAAAAACGCGCGCCTTTGCAGAGCTGATTGGCCTTGATTTCTCTGACCCTAAGCAAGTTGCTGCCTTAGAAAAATCCTCACAACGGAAGAATTGGAGTTCATATGAGTAAACCAATGAAGAATGGTAAATTGCCCGCGTCATCTCGCGCTTTAATCGACGACTTGACCCTTTTTGCTGAGCAGTCGGCTTTTGACGTTGATCCAGCTATCAAAAAGGACCTGGAAGCTAAGGGGAAGACACTTCGATGGATTAATGCCACTGAATTCACTAAATCAGGCGGCTTTAACGGTAAAGGCTGGTCTCCGGTTAGAGTTGCCGACATCGAATCCAAGGTCCTAGCAGGGTCCTCAATGGGCTATGGCTCTACAGCAGAAGGTTTCATTATTCGTAAGGATATGATGCTAGCTCAGCGGCCAAAAGAGACGACCGACAAGCACGAGCGCCTTCTTAGCGCAAGGGCGCGCCTGGCATCAGGCAAGAGCAAGCAAAATGCCGACCAGATCAGAGATGGCCTTGGCAAGTACGGCAATGTTATCGAGGGCTACGAGGAAAACGGCGACGAGTAACCGCGCAAAGCCCTTAACCGGGCTTCTGCAGTTAGTAAGATATAATCAGGGTAGGCCAAGGATGGCCGCAATTTTATAATAGCCATGGAGGGCTTTTTTAATGGCAAATTCGGATATGATAGTAGGCGCTCGGCCATACGGACGCATCAAAGAGATGAATTCGTATAAAGCAGAGAGCGCGATTTACAAAGGTGACTTCGTTAAGAAGAACGGTGCAGGAACAATTGAGCGGGCAGCAGCCACCAACGCATGTGTCGGCGTAGCAATGTCGAATGCAGCAGCGGCTGAACAGTGCCTCGTGGCGGATCACCCTGATCAGGCGTTTGTTGTTCAGTGTGCAGCTGCTGAAGTTGACGCCCAGACCGACATCGGTATGAACGCCGACATCGTAGTCGGCACAGCAAACACTACCTACAAGCGCTCAGCAATGGAGCTCGATGGAACTACGTTGGGCACAACTAGCTCACTCGTTCTTCGACTCTTGGCTATCGAACCAGCTGTAGACAACGCACTCGGCGCAAATGTTAAGTGCATCGTGAAGATCAACCAACATCAGAACGCTAATGTAGTGGCAGGGGTATAAGACATGTCAATGATTTTACGCAATAACTATAGTGATCTCTTCGGTACGTCGGCGCTCCCGGCGTTAGAAGCGATCTTCAAGCACAACCTTAGCCTTCACCCTATGATACGTGAGAAGCTCTTTAAAACAGAGAACATCACTGGCGATCTTTGGCAGTCATCTGAACTTGGTGACCTTCAGAACTTCTCAGCAGTAGACGAAGGAACTGATTACCAGTTCGTTTCGCCTCGTGCAGGAGCCCCGAAGAGCTTCCGACCTGTGAAGTACGGACTCGGTTTTCAGATTTCTCGTGAAGCGGTTGACGACGGTAAGTTCTCGATGGTTGCTGACCAGATGAAGGCGTTAGCTGAATCTGCGATCGATTCTCAAGAACAAGCAGCTATGGACATCTTCAATAACGGCTTTGTGACTACTTACAATACTGGCCGCGATGCCCTGGCTCTCTTTTCGACAGCTCACACAGTCCCGTCAGGCTTGACGTTCCGTAACCGTGCATCTACTCACGCTGACCTTTCAGTATCGTCACTCGACGCCGCTCTCGTTGATTTTGAGACGCAGCAGATTCGTGACTCTGGAAAAATCGTGAGCATGCGCCCGCGTGTTTTGCTGGTTCCACCTGCAAGCCGCCGCTATGCTCAAGAACTTATAGGCTCTGATCTCAAAGCAGACACTGCTAATAACAACATGAATTCGCTCAAAGGCGAAGGTCTTATTGTTATGTCTAGCGCACGTCTGACTGACACAGATGCTTGGTTCTTGCTCGCAGCTCCGGAGAAGACAGGTCTTAAGCTCATCAAGCGATCGGGTATCGAGACCTCTTCTAAAGAAGAGTTTGACAACGACACTATCAAGTATAAGTCGCGTTATCGCGAAGTAATTGGATTCGATGACGCTTATGGCGTTTGGGGTTCTGCAGGTATCTAAGGTTTTTCGGTGTGCAGGTAGCGCGGTTAACGCTGCCTACCTGCAGACCAGTTAGTTAACTTAACTTTTAAGGACTCTTTAAAATGGGCACAACAAATTTTTCAGATCTAGCGTCAGAAGCAGGCGTAAGCGCGGCAACAGTAGCTGCAACGACTTCGGCGACAATCGGTGGCGGCACAGCAATTACGAAGATCGTAAGAGGCACGGTAGCCGTAGACCCGTTATCTTTGGCTACTGTTACTGCAGCTGACCTCTCAGTCACCATCACAGGTGCGGCAGTAGGCGATGCAGTTATCTTGAACCCTGTTGCAGCTGGCCTCACGGCAGGTTTGTTTGCAACTGATGTTTGGGTTTCGGCTGCAAACACAGTAAAGATTCGTTTTTACAACGGATCTGGCGGAACAATAGACGAAGCCTCAGCTCTTTGGAACTACACACTTATTCGTTCTTAAGGCGGGCTAGATGGCTAACACACAATCAGGAAGCGTAATCTTCGTAGACACGACTGCCTACACAGGTGTAGGTAAGGCCTATATCTGCGCTATTAAATATATTGGCGCAGCAAGCGGTACAGCGACGATTAAAGATGGCGGTGCAAACGGCAATGTTGTCTGGGAAGAGTTAGGCGCTTCCAACATCTTTAATCAAGTAGAGATGACAATTACTGATCTTTACGTCACCCTCGCAAACAGCGCCAAGGTTTACATTTATCTTCGTGGAGAGTGATCCATGGCAGTGCAGTTATTTACATTGCCTGCAGGACAAGATAAGCCAAAAACTAAGAAACGGTTTTTACCTGTAACCTATTTTTGGCGTAGAGCCGCGTTTACACTCCTATTCATCTCACTGTTTCAAGGAGCTGTAATATGGCAAATGCTACGGTAGGTAACTCCCATTACGTCGATTCAACTGGTGACGTCACGACTAAGGCAACTACGGTTTATTACATCGTGCTTACGGCTACCACAGCTAACAGCATTTTGGTGCTATCTGACATCCTATCGTCCGTAAAGAAGATTGAGCTACGTGCCGCTACTAGCGGAGAGTCTCGAATATTCGATTTTTCAGCAAACCCACTTTTTTTTCCCAACGGCGTTGAGGCAACTACGGTCACAAACGGCAATGCCACGCTGGTGATATAATAGTATCTGTATAGCCAAGGAGGGCTAGTAATATGGCAGTATTTGACTTAGTGACCTTCCTGGATATACAGCAAGCGGTCGCAGAAGAACTTAAGCTACCCACCACTGATACTGTTGAAATGCAGCGCATCCAGCGCGACATTAACATGGTCTATATTAACAAGGTAGCACCAGCTAAGCGCTGGCCTTGGCTTCGTGGCAACGTCAACAAAGAGTTTAAGCCTTACTTGGCAAATGGCACTGTTGCGTGCACGCCCGATTCTACTACAATCACATTCAGCGTAGCACCTACGACTAGTAAGACAGGCTACCTGTTCGCCATTGATTCGTTCAGTGAAATCTACCTCATCTCTGCACATACGGCCAGCTCGGTAACTGCTACACTCTCGACACCGTTTACAGGCACGCTGCAAACTGCAGCGGCCTACAAAGTATGGACAGACACAGTCGTGCTTCCGACCGACTGCCGAGAAACGATTGAGGTTTACCATTCATTCTTTCGGCAGCCAATGGAAGGTATCGGTCTTCAGGAGTTTCGCCGACGCGTAACTGAAGGTGCGTTTTCCACAGGCCGCCCAGAGATTTATTCTACTTACGACTACGTCGGTGATGTTGATTCAACTCGTTACCGAGTGATGAAGGTGCATCCATCGCTATACTCTACGTCGACTACACTAACGATAGATTACGTCAGTGAGATTTCACCACTTGAATTAGACGCCGATGAGCCAGTTATGCCAGTTGAAGACCGCTCTGTGCTTGTTTATGGCGCGCTCGAGCGCTCGTGGAAGCGACTGCGAAACCAGGAAGCGGGCGAGCAGAGTAAGCGTGATTTCGAGGAGAAGCTCGCCTCTATGTGCGGTCGAATAGAAGACTCACAAGATCAGGCGCAGATTACGCCAGCTTCACAGTATCTAGCTAAAAAACGTGGCCGCTCAATCAGTAAGTCAGTGTCGGCAACAGGCAGCGGTGCCGGAAGCTACACCTCGCCTAGTTACCTAGCCAATCCAGTCATTAATGGAGCTAGCATTACAGGTAATGTAACTGTAAGCGCTGGTATAACAATCGATGGCATAGACATCTCCGCACTGAGCTCCGACCTTTCAGCACACATTGCAGACACATCAGCCGCGCACGCTGCAAGCGCAGTGAGCTTCTTTCCTACAGGAACTATTGCAGCAACTGATGTTCAGGCAGCCATAGCTGAGGTCTCCTCTGATGTTACAGCACTTGGAGCACTTCAGAGCGCTCACTTATTTGTCGGTAACTCCAGTAACGCGGCAGCAGACGTCGCGGTAACAGGTGACATAGCTATCACAAATGCAGGTGTTACTAGCATTGCTACAGGTGTAATCGTAAATGCAGACGTGAATGCGTCGGCAGCTATTGCACTTAGTAAGCTAGCTGCTACTACAGTTTCGCGAGCACTTGTCAGTGATGGTAGTGGTGTAGTGTCGCCTGCGACTACTACAGCTACAGAGATTGGCTATGTAAACGGCGTTACTTCAGCGATACAGACACAGCTAAATTTAAAAGCTCCGTTAGCATCACCTACGTTTACTGGAACAGTAACTACACCAGTCACAGCATCGCGAGCGGTCGTAACTGGCGTATCTAATGAGTTAGCTGCTTCTGCTACTACAGCTACAGAGATTGGTTATGTAAACGGCGTTACTTCAGCGATACAGACACAGCTTGATGCTAAAATAGCTAAGTCAACCGCTACAACAAAAGGTGATCTTTTAGTTGCTACAGCAGCATCAACGATTGCTAGACAAGGTGTTGGCACTGACGGTTTTGTCCTAGTTGCTGACAGCACACTAGCTAACGGCCTTAAATGGGCAGCAGGGGTAACTGCTCCCGTAACAATAGCAAACGGCGGAACTAATAACGATAGTTTGGCTGTTACTGGTGGGGGCGTTCTCTATACTGATAGCACAAAAGTTATGAACACGGGAGTAGGCACAGCAACTTACGCCCTTGTTTCAAACGCTGGAAGCGCTCCGAGTTTTAATAACATCGGTGCGGCCTTAAGTATTACAGTTTCAGATACTACTGGCAGTCCGACATCTCGCGACCTATCGACAATCACTGCTGGTGGATATGGTAATATGACGGGCGCTAGTTTGACAATACCTTCTACCGGCACCTACCAGCTTGATGCATACTTTCAACTCCAAGGGGGCACCGGCACTAATGTACTTCTGTACAGTAACACAGGCATATATGCGGCAAACGGAAATGATACAGGAACAGTGCCTACAGCGCTATCTACACTCGGAACAGTGCTGACCGCAGCGACTTTCGGGCAGCTAAGTGGGTCAGTGCCCTGTTCTGCTTCTGCAAACTTAGGTAACTCTATACATTTAACTTGTTTCATGACGTTTACCAGCGCATCAGCAATCTACGCTGTGCCCCGTACTGATTTCAGTACATCGGGAACTTCCAAGGTAAACTGCTACTTAACTGCTAGAAAGCTTTACGTGCCGTAATGTTATTTAAAACTGCTATTAGGGTTCAGTAAATGAGATTTGATCAGCTAGGTTTACTAATAACTAACGAACAGGCACCGGGCTGCTACGGCGACTCGTGCGCTGAATCGTCACGCCTGCAAGTGCTCATAGGTCCCACAGTAACCGACAGCGCGCACTTTCGCACAGCCGCTGGCTACTTACGTCACCCACTAAGCCCGTGGCGCGAGGACGACTTCTCAGGCGACCAAGCTCTACCATTCCTACTCGCTTGCGAACTTTATAAACCAGAGATTCTCTCTGAAGCCCGTACGCGCCTTCACTGGAACACTGGCTCACATATCAGCTCACTAGGCGTCATGGCAGCTAGCTGGCAAGCTTGGCGGCTGTTAAACCTAATTAACTGCCTACAGGGTTTGCTGTTTAAGGTTCCGTTTCGATGGTCAGACGAGCACCACAGCTTCGAACGCTCTCAGAGCTCATCTGCAGATTACCTAAACTATTTTATCGTCTACTACTTTCTTAAGCGCACAGGGCGCTGGGCGACGCTCAACGTACCGACACAAGAAGTGGTCGCAAAAGTCCGTAGCTATTATAGAAATCAGGTTAACAGTGACTGGCTTGTTGCCCACTATGAAAAGGCGGCTAGCTAATGGCGCGTCGTACTCAGATACTAACAGTAGTACCATGGTCAGGTGGTGTTAATACGACCGTCGACGCAGGCTTGTTACCAAATACAGATCTCGTGCAGGCAGACAACGTCGTCTTTGCTACTACAGGTTCTCGGTTAAAACGAGAGGGTTTCAGTTACTTTGACGACACTACTTTCCCTGCTGTCGTATCTCGCTCATCTACTACGACAACTCGCACGCTAGTCTTCGCTACAAGTGTCGCAGCTAACTCGCTGATTCATGTAGGCGAGCGTTTAACGATTACCGGCGCTGGACTCGCCGACTATAACAATGTTAACTGTATTGTTGCTTCAGTCTCTACGACAACAATCACCTACACCTTCTCAGGAGCAGCTTCGCTCACTGAGGGCGTAACTGCTGCAGCGGCAACTGTCGTCGCAAGAAACTACTCGTACATAGCGCATCATGACTATTGGTACTACGACACTGGCGACTCGGCTAAACGCCAACACATGATTATGGCCTCAAGTGATGGGTTCGTTTACCGAATTGATGAGAATGGTGATCGTATCTGGATACAGATGGATGTAGGCGCTACTGCCCTAGCTGTTACCCCGTTAACTAGCTGTGACATGCGAACCTTCAATAACAAGGTTATTTTCGCATTCTCCGGCGCGGGTAACAAACTTAAATTTTACGACGGTAACGGCATCGACAAGTGGTTTGATGTAACAGGCGCGCCAGACGGCGATATGCTGCAAGAGCACCTTGGACGTCTTTGGACGAATGATAAAGCAGACAAGGATTACTTACATTTTTGTGAGACATTTGATGAAACAAAGTGGAAGGGCATCGGCGATAGCGGCGCTATCTACATTGGCATCGCTGATGGCGACCCAGTCGGAATCACCGGCATAGCGCCTCCCTTTCGAGGCACCCTCATTGTTGGCAAGGGGGAGAAGATCGTACAGATTCTAGGCGACTCGCCAGAGAACTTCGAAGTGTCACCGATGACAAATGGTTTAGGATTCATAAATCACAAATCCGTAGTCGCTCGCGACTTCGATGACCTGTATTTCATGAGCAGACGCGGCTTCCACAGCTTGCTTGCTACAAATACAACTGGTGACTTTGAAGCAAACTACCTCTCTAAAAAAATCCAGCCAACATTCAAATCCTGGAATGCTAAGAAGCTTAACCTCGCGCAAGCTGTTTACATTGAGCCACTTAACTCAGCTTTCTTTGCAGTCTCTGAAAAGGATGGGCAGGCGGGTCCAAGTGCCTTGTGGGCCTATAATCCCGCAGTGAGTGAAGAGGGTGAGTGGTACCGATGGCCTGACCTTTCTCCTCGGTGTGTAGGCAAACGCTTGGACAATGATAAGATCAGAATAGTGATTGGCACTGCTGATGGGCGGGTAAAGATCGGTCAGAATGGTCAGTATGCTGACAGCAGCACAAGCTATACTTATAGGGTTAAAACAGGGGCCATCTACCCTGATGGTAACCCACAGACAATTAAGGGCTTCAAGCGCGTCTCTCTGCTCTATAAGCAAAAAGGGCGCTTCTCTTTCCAGATGCTGTTTACAGTCGACAACCAAGCCTCTCAAGCATTCACGTTTAGTCAGAGTATTGATGGCGACGAGCTAGGGACAGCATTTGTCTTAGGTACGAGCATCTTAGGCGCTACAGCCGTGATGGCCCCTAATACCAAACAAGTTTTAGGATACGGACGAGGTTGCATAATTGAGCTCTCTCAATCTGCAACTGAGGCCCAGGTCGAAGTATATGGATTCATGATAGAATATGAAGGCGCGGACATCGCCGATGAAGTTAAGGAGGGTTAGCTAGGATGGCTACTCTAGACGTAAGACGCACATATGCAGATGGCGACATATTATTAGCAGCGGACCTCGATGCGTTTTTAGACGACATTGAGACGTTAGTTAACACTACTAAAATCAACGATGACAATATTCAGAATATTGGCATCACTGCTAGCGACAAGCTTATTGATGCTTCAGTAAATGCTGCGAAGCTTGCTTCAAACTCGGTAACGACAGCAAAGATTTCTGACTTAAACATTACAACAGGCAAGATTGCCTTGTTAGCAATCGACACGGCACAGCTAGCTGCCAACGCCGTCACGACAGCCAAAATCACAGACCTAAACGTGACTGCGGGTAAGCTAGCTGCCGACTCTGTCACGACGGCTAAGATAGCTGACGGCAGCGTGACGCTTGCGAAACTTGCAAGCGGCACCTTCAAAAGTGTAATTACCATCGACCTCACAGAATCTGTAACTCAGGTAGTCCCTGCTGGTGTAACTGGCATGGACGTCATCCTCATTGGTGGCGGAGGCGGCGGAGCGTCTGGTGAGCCAGACAATGGAGGCGGCGGCGGAGCAGGTGGTTCAATGGTTTGCACAACTATTGAAACTACTGCTGGCGAGACGCTGACGTTTACACGAGGCGCAGGTGGCGCAGGTGGAACAGGTGGTGCATCTGGGAGCGTAGGAGGACAGAGTCTTCTTAGTGGTGGCTTCGGTACGATGTACGCACCAGGCGGATGGGCAGGCGTTGCTGATGGCGCAGCGTCGTCTACCGGAACTAAACAAGGATGCGGATTAGCTT